GAGCGGCCCAGCCGGGGCGCCCGCGCCAGGGAGTTCTGGCGCTTGCGGGACCGAGCCGGGTACGCCCTTCAACTGCAAACCTGCGCCCTTGTAGTTGAGCGGGTCGAACACGTCAGCCGCTTTGCGCTTGTTGATCTCGTCTTGCCCGATCGTCTCAAACTGCCCAGTCAGCGGGTTGACGACCGTCTGCTGGGACTTCTCCATGCCGCCCTTCAGCGTGTCCTTCGCAGGGTTGATGACGATGCCGAACAGGTCGGCGAGCATCTGCGCCGCCTCTTTCGCGACCTGGGCGAACTCGATGAACGCTTCTGTCAGGCCGAGCAGCGCCTCACCCACCCGCGGCGCGTTTTTGGCCAGTCCGTCGACCAAACGCTGTACGTCGGGCATGATCGCGAGCATTTTGTTTTTGATCTGCTCGACAGCCGCGGACCACTTCTCCCCGGACGTCTGGAGCACCTTGCGCTCGTTTTCCTTCTCTTGGTCGATGCTGGTCCGCGCCTCCATGAAGCCGCGGATGAGCTGCTCGACCGCTTCCTTGCCCTTGTCGCCCTTTCCCGCTTCCATGAACGTCGGCACGTAAGCCTTCACAAGTTTAGACGCAGGGTCGGAGAGCCCAAGCGCGCCGATACTTTTGGCATCACCGCCTGTTTGCGCCAAAATACCAGCAATAAGTGACGGGACGTCTTCGATTATCGACGTCACTTTGCCATTTTCGTGACGAAGGTATTGTTCGGCGCCGACCATCTTTCGGCTCGCGACCTCACTGATCAGATTCTCTAGACCAGTCGCAAGCTCGTCGGTCGAGCCGAAGCCCTTGCGGCCAGTTTGCATAAGCGCACCCATTGCGGCCATCCGCACGTCAATATCGCCCGCGAGGTAGGCTGCTGGAGACGTAAGACGCCCACCAAGACGCGCAGCTTCTTTGAGTGGAACAGAGCCCTTATCGCCTTGCGCGAGTTGCGTCATAAGCAAGTCGGAGATTTTTGCGGCCGATGCATTTGGGTCGGCCTTTTTTAACTCGGCGGCAAACTGGGCGAGCTGTCCAGCGTCGGCTCCACGTGCTTTCGCAAGTGTTCCAACCGTATCGAGTAGCGCAAACGAGCCTTTTAGATCGCCGATGGCGTCGTTGATAAGTTCAGCGGCAGAGAGCATTTCCGCCGGGTTCATGTTGTGCGCAATGCCCGCCGCTCGACTTTGCGCTTCAATTTCTTTGCCTGTCATCGCTCCGCCGCCAGCGTTTGCGAGTTGTTGAGCGCGTGTTTCAAGATCGAACGCGGGCTTGACGACGTCCGAGATGAGGAAGCCCCCGAAGGTTTCAAGCGCCGACGTCGCGAGGTCGAGCCCGGTCTTGAAGAGCGCGATGGCGCCCCCGATGGCGCCGAACTTACCGACCGTGCCCATGAGTGAGCCCATCGAAGACGACGCGAGCCCGGCGAACTCACTCATGCTCGGACCGGACGAGGCGCGCGAGACGGCTGCCCGGCCACCGTTCCCACCGAGGGCGCGGTCTAAACCGGACGCGGCACGCGCACGCGACTCGCGGACCCGCGCAGCCGGGGCGTCCGCCTTGGCGGCCTTGCGGCGCTCGGACGCCTCCTCCCGGATGGCGCGCACCCGGTCGCGGGACGCGGAGCGACCGCTCTTGGCGCTGAACGCGTCGAGCGCGGCGATCGAGTCCTGTACGTCGCGCAGCGCCGCCGAGACGTCCTCCGCGCCCTTCTGCTCCAGAGCTACCGTGATCGGGTCCATGTCACTCCTTGTCGCGCTTCTCGAAGTGGGCCTTGCGTGCGGCGAACCAGGCTAGTCGCTGTCCGTCGGTGAGGGATACAAGCGGGAGGCCATATACATCATGAGGGCGCTCGCTTGATCCGACGAGAGCAAAGCTAAAGGGGCCGCGCTCCCTCCCTTGGCGAGCTGCTCGACCCAGGCGTCCATCTCCGCTTGCGACATGTTCGAGACGATCGGTCCGACTTCGGCCTGCGTCCTCATGTAGTGCCGCATGAGGACGGCCTGCTCGTCGGTCGTGAGTTTTCCAACAGCCTCCAGCGTCGGGAAGAACGGGGCGAGTTTCGCGTGGTCCGTCGTACACACACCGCGCTCGTCAGGGGAACACTCGTGCGACTTTTTGCATGCACGAAAAAGAATCTCGCGCGTCGCCCGGGCGTTGAACGCCTTCGAGAACGCGTCGCCCGCCTCGTCCCGCTTCGGCATCTCACCGACGATCCTCTTGTACTCGGCGCGCGCGTGCTTCTCGGCGTTGATGTTTGAGAGCTGGACCTCATCGCCCTCCAGCACGACGATGGCGACGGTGCCCACGGGGAGCCCGTCCGGCCCGTTACGGGGGAACGGCGCGACGCGGTGCGCTCGGGGTAGGGTGGTAATCTGTGCCCACAAGTCCGTGGGGTCGATGTCTTTGGGGGGCGAGTGACTCATGCGCCCGAGCGTAGCACGCCGGGCGCAAGTCGTGTCACCGGGCTTTTTTGGTGCGGTACTTGCGCCGCGTTAGACTTACCTGTTATTGCCAGTCGGAAGGTCCGCCCTCGAACTCGAACTCCAGAGACGCGGCTGTTTCGACGCCGTGCTGGAAGTTGTCCGAGGTGATGAACCCGGTCACGGTGAGCGTCTTGCCCGCCGCGAAGATCGAGATCTCGACCGGCTCCGTGGTGTTGAGGAACGGCCCGGGGTTGAACTCGAAGTCCGCCGACGGGACGGCGTTCTTCACCGTGATCATGGTCATGGGGGCGCCGGGCGAGCGCCCGCCGTAACCCTTGGCCACAGTCTTTACGGGGTTGCCGCCGTCATCGCGCTTGACCGTGCATTCGCTCTCCTCGGTGAGGAGGTTCGAGTTCACGTAAACGACGGCTTTGGTGTATCGCTGTACGTTTGCCATGGTGCCTTTACCTCACGCCACCTGGTCGACCTTGGCGGCCAACTGGTCGAGAATGTCGATCGGTTGAAGAGGAACGCGGGCGCCCATGCGTTGCCGGTTCTGCGAATCGCGCAAAACTTGCGTCTGCGCCTTGATCGTCGGGACGTTCTGCAAGAGGTCGTTCCCTGCGTACACGTCCGTCACACCGTCGAGGAACGCCTTCACCACGCGCGGAGTGACCACGCGAGGCCCGGCGAGCGGTTCGTTGTTCTTCGGGTCGTCACCGATCTCCTTGCCGCGGAAGCGGAGCGCCGCACCAGCGACGAGCGAGTCGGCGTAGCGGTCGCACACCACGCGCTTGTGCGCGTCCCGGATGCGGTAGTCGAGCACGGCGCCCGTCTTGTACCGGGTCGTGATGCGCTTGACGAGGTACGCACTGGACGCGGACCGCGAGGCGATCGGGGTGAGCCCGGCGTTCAGCGCGGCGGCGATCTGTCCGCGCGTGGGTGCCGCACCCGAGAGCGCGGGCTTGACGAACCAGGGTTCGCCGTCCGCGTCTCCGTAGAAGTTGAAGTTCAGCCGGGGCACGCTCGGCGCTTCGTAGAGCATGTACGCCGCGCAGACGTGCGCCGCGAGTTCTCCGGCCGGGATGTCGCCCTCCAACTGCCAAATGAGTTCAGACCGCGCGGAGTTGAGGCTGTCCACGATCGTGATCGAGTTCGCGAGCGAGTCCGTCGAACCGGCCACCATCGCCTGACGGATTCCCGTAACGGGCGCGGCCTGCGTGTTGATCTGCGTGAGCACCTTGCCGAGGTTCGTCGCGTCTACGTGCGCGGGCACGATGTACGCGAACTTGCGAGCAACCACGACGGCGAGCGCGGCAGCCACGTCGTCCGAGACAGTCCCACCCGTGGCGAGCGTGCTCGTCGTGGGCGTGACGCCGACGCCAGTTCCGGTGAAGGGGATGACGCGCGCGAAGTACCGGAGCGAGTTCGCCCGGAGGCCCTTCTGCTTCGTGGTCAACGTGATCGTCGTGGGCGTGACGTTGGACGCGGACGCCCGCCAAGAGGACTTGGCCGTGATTTGCGTGACCGCGTTCGTCGCGATCGTGGTGGCGGAGTCGCCCGTCACGAAGCCGACGTCGCAGAACTCGTCGTCGACGTAGATCCGGAGTGTGCCGTTGCCCGTCGCCGGACCCGTGACCGTGATGGTTCCGGTCGCCGCAGTCGCACTGCCTCCTTCCGCTACACCGATGGCGTACACGGGTGTGGTTTGGTTCGTTTTGACGAACCGCGACACGAGTCGAGCGAGTTCGCTCGACTCCCCAAACAAGAGGTTCGCGTCGTCGATACCCGTCATCGGGATCGGGGTGTCCGGTCCGTAGAGCGTGTTCACGGCGCCCGCTCCGGACGAGAGGATGTTGCCCATGAGGAGCACGTAGTCGACGCCGTTGGCGAGACTCGGGACACCCTGGGCGAACGCTACCTCGACGTACTCCCCGGGGACGGGGTCGTTCGTGGCGAGGCCGGTCAAGACGATGTCAGCCATTTTTCTTCACTCCCTCCGGCAGCTTGACGCCAGCGAGTTTTGCGGTTTCAGCGTCCGCGGGCAAGAGCGCCCCGGCGCGCAGTTCTTGCAGGTACTCAGCCCGGTAGGGGACCTCGACCGGCGTGTCCACAGGAACCCAGCCGCCGTTCTTTCCGAGCGTGGGATCGTGCTTGCGCCCGATGAACCGGAGGACGCCGCCTTCGAGCGCCTCGAAATCCGGGACGAGCGCAGCCCCGGCGGGTTTGACCAAAAGCTTGTTCATGGTGTCACATTCTCCCAGGCGATCTCGGCGACGTCCAGGTCTTCGGCTGGCGTCCCGTTCGAGACAGCGATCGTAGCATCGATTCCCGCGAACGTGTCGAGCCCGGGCGTCTTGTCCTCTTGCTCCGCGACCGAAAGCTGGAGCTCCAGCGCGGGGAAGAAGATCTGCGCGGAGAGGTCGGGGATGGCGCCGTACCGGGCAGTCTTCACGGCGATCTCAGCGACGCCGCTGTCCTTCCAAACCTCCTTGCCGGAGAGGTACGACGGGTCGTACCCCTGCTCGGTCCGGTCGAGGATGATCGCGCGCACGGCTTTTAGGACATGCACGACCTGGTTCGCCTGCGCCGCCGTGAGTGGCGGGAGCGCGTAAACGAGCGTCCAGGACTGGTTCGACCTGTACCAAGCGACGGTCTTGTCGACGATCTGCTCCTCGGTCCGGTAGAGCGCGAGCAGCGGGAACTTGTACTGCGCCGCCGTGAGGTACGGGAGCGGGTCGTATCCGACGGCCTCAGCGACGACTTTACCGACGAGGTCCGGGAGTCCTGCGGCCGTGGCGAGCGCGTCGAAGT